AAGAAACCTACTGTTAAGAAACCTACTGTCAAACGAAAGACCTTTAACGCAAAGGCCCCCGTTAAGAAGAAGTCTCCTGCCACTAAAAAGAAATAAGAAGTTAGGTTGATATAACAAATTGTTCTAAGAAAGCCCTTGTTTTTGTAGCTGAATCGTGTATAATAGCTACTGTTGATGGGGAGGTCTGGTCTCCTGATTAAGAACCTTCGGGGTTCACTGCTTGTCTCCGAGACATCTGGAATCAGGAATAGGAACTTCGGTTCACTGCTCCTCCCACCATTTATTATTTTTGAGGTTTTATGATGACTAGTTTAAAAGGTTACATTGACGCCACTTACTACGAGTTAGTCGAGGTTCTTGGAGAACCTACCTATCTTCGTGATGCGCTTGATGTAGAAGATAAGATTTGTACCGAATGGGAGTTCGTTGGATATAACTTCTACGGAGAAGAAACTCCGATCACTGTGTATGACTGGAAAGATTATGACGGTGGGGTTAAAAGTAGAGGCGGAGAACTCTATAAGTGGCACATCGGGGGAACTGAGTTATGTGTTCTTGATATCGTCGAAGCAAAAATAAGACACCTGCGTGAGAAAAATATTTAAATTATTTTGGCTAGGGCCCTTGACATTGTTCCCAGTTATGTTATAATAGCTACCTAATTGATTGAGAGAGATGTATTATGAAAAATGAAATGATTGAGTTGTTCGCGAAACACGACCTTATTCTTACTATTGATGAAGAACGTATGATCGCCAAGTGCGACCGTCTTGCTCCTCGTGCCCGTCTTGGTTACAAGACTGAGTACCACGTTCGTTACCGTAGTGTTGAACGCATGTATGAAGCGCAACAAGAGTTCATTGATAATCGTCTCGCTGTTACCGAGTATCGCGCAAAACGTAAAGAAGCGCAGAAAGTCAAGGCAGCAGAACTTGCCGCCGGCGTTAAGGTCGGTGACCTGTTCGTTGACTCTTGGGGTTACGAACAGACTCAAGTCGATCTCTACCAAGTTGTTGCGAAACCTACTGCTCGGACTGTGATCGTTCGTGAGATTGCGTCTCAGACTGTCAAAGGTTCAGAAGGTTATGACTGTCAGAATGTTCGTGCGGTTCCCAACTCTTTCATTGGCGAAGAGATGAAGAAACGTCTGGACAACTACGGTGGTTTCAAGACTTCTTCTTACTCTTGCGCCCGTCCTACTACTGCGGAAGCAGAACACTACAACAGCTGGTACTACTAATGACTTTCAGAGAATTTTGTTTTAAACAGTGGACACTTCATTGTGAAGAGTGTGAAGGGTATGACGGAAAATACCCTGACTACGATTCGAAAGAGTACTTCCGGCGAATGAAATGGTTTCTAAGATGGCAATTTAGGAAGTTAAAAGAATCTAAAGCTAAATAAGCCCTTGACATTTGTTTCTGAAAGAAGTATAATAGCCACCTAATTGATTGAGAGAGAATATATTATGTTTAAATTTGTTGCTAAACCAAAACTGACTAACCGTTATGATGAAAAGACTTTTGAGAATAAGGATGCCAAAGTTGCTGCCGCAGAAGCTCTTCAGTACCTTAACGAATACAACGAGATGGGTAAAGAGTTTGCTGACCAATACGGACAATATGTCCCCGCGTTAAAGGCAGAAGACTGGGCAATGCTTGGTAAGTTAACTCCACCTACCGGTTTGTATTTCCGCGACAACACATTGATGGGACTCTAAGATGTTGAGACACAATGATAGTTGTACTGAACTCTTAACGATTCTTCAGGAAGAGTGTGCTGAAGTTATTCAGATGGCATCTAAACTAAAACGATTTGGTCAAGACCATGACACTCTTGAGCGGTTCGCCAAAGAACTCGGTGACCTTCAGTGTATGATCGACCTTTGCCAAGAATACGACCTCGTGTCTTATACCGACCTAGATTTGTATTCAGCAGAGAAACGAATAAAACTAAAGAGTTGGTCGGATCTCGTAAATGAAGATTGAGGACAAAATGAAAAAGTCAAATCCAGTTGCTAAGTATGCTAGAAAGTATAATGTCGCTGCGGTACATGTTGACCGTAAAAAGGAAGCTAAGAAGACCGGTAAATTTTACTTGACACAAGATAAGGATTAATGTATAATGGCTGTAGATAAAGTAATGAGATACGCAATGATTCGTCGTGCTACTCTCAGAGTACAGAAAAGTTCAAAAGTACGTAGGTCTAATCTACTGCTCGCGAAAGAAGTTTCGGCGTTAGACCGCCAAGACTATAAGTCCAACATTAGTTGGCATGACACTGACAAATATGTCAATGCTCATTTTAATGATGTTTATAAAGCAAACACTAACGAGGAATGGAATTAATGTCTGAATCACCAAACTTAATTGACTTAGGTCGATACCCTAAAAACGATGTAACTCTTATCTCACGTGAGTTCTTACGTATCGTGTACATCGAGTCTCTACAGGATTATGCTGAAGAAGCTCAAAAAGAAACCAAAGATGATGAAGTCATCGGTAACATGGAAAATGTGTTGAAGTGTCTTGAAACCGTTATTGTAATGCTTGACGGCAACGAAGATTTTCTCAAGTATGTTCATGCCGACGCCGAAGTATCTGAAGAGGACGCTGAATATGACCGATTCTAAAACATTCGAATATGATTCACTTATGGATACCCTCAAGAAAAACATTCTAGAGGTGACGTTCACTAAGGTTAATGGCGAGACGCGAGTAATGCCTTGTACCTTAGCGACTAATTTATTACCTGTTGCCGAGCAACCTAAAGTGTCCGAGACTAACGCTGACTACTCTGTCAACAAGTCTGTAATTCGTGCTTTCGCAATCGATAAACAAGCATGGCGCTCTTTTAAAGTAGAGAATGTTTTATCGGTTGGTGTACTGGATGAATAGAAAGGCAGAGAACGCTGCCAACTTTTTGGATAGGAAAACCTTCTCTCGCAACATAGAAGAGTTCGTATTCAAACATCGTATGAGTTATATGGATACTATAGTTCATCTTTGTGAAGTTCAAGGTCTAGAGGTAGAGGACATTAAAAAATATCTTACTGTCCCAATAATCGAAAACCTCGAAGCAGAAGCTCGGCAGTTAAACTTTCTACCAAAACTTAACACTTTAGATGTGTTATAAATAGCAGTGCCCTAGAGGCAATCACATACATTGTTCATACGACCATTGTTTATATTTAAGTAATCCTAATACTAAAGGAAATATTATGTCTTTCGCAAATCTAAAATCCAAATCTATGGATATCTCAAAGCTTGTTACCGCTGCTACCGAAGCATCCGGTCAGGCAACCAACACAAACAAATACCAAGACGACCGCAAGTGGAAACCTACTGTTGATGAAGCAGGTAATGGTTACGCTATCATTCGTTTTCTACCCGCGATGGAAGGTCAAGACCTACCGTGGGTACGTTATTGGGATCATGCCTTTAAAGGCCCAACCGGTCAGTGGTACATCGAACGTTCATTGACTACACTAGGTCAGAACGACCCATTAGGTGAGTTAAACTCTCGTCTATGGAACTCTGGTATCGAAGAAGATAAAGAGACTGCCCGTCGTCAGAAGCGTCGTCTACACTACGTTACTAACATCCTAGTCGTTAATGATCCCGCAAACCCAGCCAACAATGGCAAGGTAATGATCTACGAGTTCGGTAAGAAAATCTTTGACAAGATCATGGATATGATGCAACCAGAATTTCCTGGCGAGACTCCGGTCAATCCATTCGATTTCTGGTCTGGTGCGAACTTCGAATTGAAGATTCGTAATGTCGCAGGATACCGCAACTATGATAAGTCAGATTTCAAATCTCCTACTGCTCTGTTTGAAGCAGACGAGACTAGGTTGGAATCCACCTATAACTCTTTGTATGACCTGAATGAGTTCCAAGTACCAAACTACCCGAACGCATTTGATGCGAACTGGTTCAAGTCTTATGATGATTTGAAGGCTAAGTTGGATACTGTCCTAGGAGTAGCAACTGGAAACGGTGCTACTCTGAAGAATGAAGCACTTGCCCAATCGGCAGAAGCTGCTCCAATTCGTTCAGCGTCAGAACCAACGGTTGTATCAGCTCCTGCTGCCGAGGCGCCTGTCGCCGAATCGACTGATGATACTCTGTCGTATTTCGCGAAGATGGCTGCTGAAGATTAATCCAGATATTTGGATTCGGGGGGAACGAAAGTTCCCCCTTTTTTTTATGCAGTTCTAGAACCCATCATTGGGTCATAGAAGTCGAAACCAGTGGTTCCGCTGAAACTAACATCACCTGCCTGAGTGCTGACATTATTACTGACATTACTATTGTCTACCACCACGATATTTTGTTGCGCCTGAGCGGCAAACATATCACTAGATGCTGTCGCAACCTTAACACCAGACTGAGGATACGGTGCTGACGTGACACTACTACTAACCTGAGAAGGTTTGGCACCAGCACCTCGTCGTCTTTTATTTCCACCGGCTGCTGCCACAGGTTCTGAGGGTTCTGATGCTGAATCGTCTACACCTAACATCCAATTGGCAAACTTTTCTCCCAATTCCTCTCCTGACCACGAACCAGCTAAAGCACCCAATACACCTCCAGTAAGAGTACCTATGCCGGGCATGCCTAAGGTTCCTATCAAACCACCAACTGCGCCACCAAGAGCTGCGCCACCTATGCTACCCAATTCTTTACTAAGCAATGCCGCTTTTTCTTTCGTAGATGTGGTCTCATCCATTAAAATATTTGCTATTATTCCACCACTTATTAAAGAACCCAATGCCGGAACTTTCTTTAAGAAGGATAATGCCTTACCAAACTTACCGTATTTCGCTGCCGCTTTACCATTAAGTTCATCTATAAAGTTTTTAGCACTGAGACTTTGGGTTGACGTTTTGATTTCATTCTTAGCAAATAATTCATCTACCTTATCAGCACTTACAAATTCACCACCGACCTTAGAGATACTACCGGTAGTTTTATCTACCTTGAGTCCATCTAGCTCCAAAGCTTTAATTTCCTTGTCACTCAAACCCTTAGCAGTTTCAGAATTAAATTGTTGACGTTGACTTTTAGAGAACTCCATTTCTGATACTGGTGAAGTAACTTTTTTTGCCTTGATTGCTGCCTGCCGAGCATTTTGCGCAGCTCTTCGACCTGCTCTAGTAAGTTTCTCCTTATTCTTGTTAGCGTCCATACCTCCTTTAACACCAAGAGCCAATACTGCCGCTTCGTCGACCTTGTCTAAAGCAGCGGGCACGTCTCCCTCGATTGCTGAATTAATAAAACTTAAAGTCCCTACCACGGTTTCAGTCACTTTAGAAAGTGCGTCGTTCAATGAAGGTAGAGCACCTGTGAATTTCATCAAAGGCTCTTTCAGTCCTGCTGCCTTGTCTCCCAACTTTTCAAGTTCTGATATAACTTCGGGAGTAGCAAGGGCTCCACCTACCGCACCCAGTAAAGCAAAACGCGTACCCAAAAGAAGACCGAATGACCCCAGTTTTGTTGCTCGATGCGCGGCATCAGCGAGGTCACTTGAACCAGTCTGTTCTTGAACATAACTAGCAATATTGTCGGCACCCGCAGCCAAACCACCTGCCAGGGCAGCTCTACCTAATAAACTTGTTGCCCCACCTGCCAACGTACCCGCACCAAATCCACCTAGAACACCACCAAAACCCGAAAATCTACCACCGCCACCACCTTTTTTACTACCACCACCACCGGCAGTACTGGTTGTTCGGGAGGCAGCACTCGCTGCTCTTTTAGCATCATCATCTGCTTCACGGCGACGAAGTTCGTCCTTCCGGTCACTCAGAATCATTGTCGCTAAAGAACTGTTCATACTCGTAAGGTTAGTGTTAACACTATCCAGAGTATTATTCTGTGATTTTAGGTGCTCTATTAATGTTTCAATCATGGGTTATCCCTGCTGTTGTGCTCTTTCTCTTTTTTCTTTTAGGTCGTCAATCAACATGGTCAAATAAATCTCTCTCTCCCAAGGCAACATTTCTTCAACATCACTCAATGAGTAGTTGAAGTTGTTTAACAGTTGGAAGTTAACTTGGTAGTAATTTACCAACGTGTCATGAGAGAGATTAATCAAAAAAAATCATCTATGCCTTCTAGAACTTTAGAGTTCTCTGTATTACACTGCGCACACGTAAATTTAACTTCTTCTTTAAGTGTGGGCATATCATTTACAAATGTCGAAATTGTCTCGAACTGTTGTGCTGTCATTGAGTCTATAAAATCAATTAGTTCTTCTCTAGTCGAATCTTTGGTCGAGTATCGTTCTTCTTCGGTACATATAGTCGCTATACATGTGATAAGCAACTCTAGTAGAGATTCTGTAGCACTCGTACCATGTAGAAGTTTCTCATTTTTCATAAAGTCTTCGTATGTCGGGTATCTCATTTCAAGAACAATGTCGTCAGTGATATTGATTTTAACATCGGTGGCCACTCCCTCAACTTCTATCTTATCGAGTTCAACCACAACTTCGTTATTCATTTCACATTCGGTACATGAAATTAATAATGTACTTGTCTCACCTACGGATTTTGACCGAATCTTAGTGAATAGGTAGTCTACATCAAAGGTAGTTAGTTCTCCCTTGATGTCTTCTGTAGTACACGCATTGATAGTGTTGATGATTGATTTAACCATATCCACTCTATCTTGCGTCTCAGATGCGATCAGCAACATCTTCTGTTCCTTTACTAGGAAAGGTCGGTAACTAACTTCCTGACCTGTAGATGGTACGGTAACGCGATATTTTGGTGTGTCATTCAGTTTTGGTAATGCCATTATAAATCCTATAATTTAAATTAAGCCGCCGAAATTAAGATTGATGTCAGCAGAGAATAACCCTACTTTGTCAGCCTTAAAGGGCTCCCAGTTGGTGTATGAAAATGTAACAGTTACTTCTACTAATCCGTCGAGGTCATCACTCAATTGAATAGTTGATACGTTTGTCGGGAAAGCGTCTATCAGTTTAACACTGTACACGGTACCTCCCAGTAGGTCTAGATTAATATCTAAAGGCCCTAGGTCGAACCCCACACGAACCTGTGGTTTTTTTAATTGATGTATTATAATGTCCGCAACGTAATCGTCCTTCCACCCGATGGCACCCCTCGATAAAGGTTTTGGTGCTGGTGGTTTAGCTTCTTCGCCTTCTGCGGGAGGTTTAGGTTCTTTGGGGGGAGTGGGTGTCATATGCCCTACCATTGCTCCCAACCATTTATCAAAATATTTACGAACACTATAATCGTTCAGAAGATGGAAGGTCAACGTAACATCTTCTACGAGGAATCCATTGGCAATCTTTTCACTATACAGACCAATTTGTCTATCTAGTGTAGTAATTTGTCTGCCAGGCAACGTTGCGCTTTTACACAATATGTTATTATTCTTAGCGCCACTTAATTTAGTGATACCTACTTTTGATGGTAGTACCACACCAAACTGGTTAGCAGACGCTAGTCCGCCTCGACTAATAAGTCTACTCTTTAAATCTTCTATTGATGCCATTGGTTATCCACCTATCATTTTCTTAGAGTCTGCGTAGACTTTCTTAGAGTTCGCCTTACGGAATTGTGCTGTCGGAAGGAATGTAGCAATCTCCCACTCTGGAGCAGGAACCAATGCGAACTTACTTTTTACCTGTTTATTCAAATAATGTTTGAGACAGGGTTTGTAGTACTTAAATTTCGATGCTCGCGCAAGTAACTCATATGTCATCTTGAATCGCGTAGAATCGTTAAACTTATTGTTAGTAGTAATCTCCATCAACCCGTCCAACATCTTAGCACGTAAGATAGGAGGTAGGTAATGAAGGTTCAATCCTAGGAATCCGCCTTCTGCGGGCCCGACAACGACCACTAAAGGAAACGTATCGTAATACGGTAATGTCTCTTTGTGCTTCGGATCGTAGAAGAACATATACATGCTACCGACAATTTCGGTACTCACTTGCTTTAAAGGTTCTTCTTTCATCAATGCTTCACGATTGATGCTACGTAGATTCTTAATCTTTTGTTGGAACCATGCTCGCGACTCCTTTGTGCGAGGAGTAATACCCGCACGGAATGCTTGTAGTTCTAGTCTGTTAAATACTGTAGACATAAAGTTCCTGAGTTAAAATCTATTCCTACTATTTATACAGGAACTATTTCTTTTTCTTACGGAAGGGCGCAAGTTTTTTCAGGGGTTTCTTGGTACGCATCTTTTGAGTGGACTTGGGCATGACACCCATTGCGGTCAATTCTTTCTCAGTCCATATCTCGAAGTGATATCCACGGTCATCAGCATACGCCTTAGCGGCCTTCCACTTCGACTGGTTCTTGATGTATGTCATTCCTTCGGTCAATATAGTACGTCTAGTCTTACCTTGTTTACGTACGGGTAACAGGGTCTCTTTATGAGGTTTGACTTCCACAATAACCACTCGTCCAGACTTGTACTTAATAACAAAGTCGGTGAAGTATCGGTGAGGTCTTCCATCGGTTTCGCATATGTACGGTATAACAAGTTCTTCGGACATCCACTGTACGATGTCTATACTTTCGTCGCACCATTTCATAACATGTCGTTCCCAACCTGAACGATAGACGACATTATCCACATCACCAGCGTACTTTTCTGGGTTTTTCGGTTGGTATCTGCCTTTGTATGTTTTCATTAGTAACTTTATGTATAAATAGTAAAAAGTATTTATAACCGAGAGTTATTCCGATGGCAGAAACAGAACCTACCGACACTACAGACAACACAGCCAAGTCAAAAAAGATACTGCAGTATCCTCTAGATACTACAAATTCTCGGTCTAAGGTATTATTTCACATAAAAGAAATTAAACCACCGACCATTAAAGGTATTGACTTTGGTGCGTTGTTCGAAAGTATGTTTGCTCTTAACCGACCAAGCGAAGACGAAGGTGACGGTAAACCAAAAAATGAAGAGGAAGCGGAAGCAGTGAAAGCTGCCGAATCCGGTGCCGGTACAGAGTCAAAAGAAGTAGTAGCGAGAAGCATCGAATACACGGGTGACGTGGTAGCGCTATACTTACCAGTCTCTCTAGTGATCACAGATAACTTTGGATATGACACACCTAGTTTGGGTACTGCTGGTGCTGCCGGTTTTCAAGCGTTGTCGTCAGGTAGTGGCGCGATGGGCGCGTTGGCGCAATCTATTACTAGTGGAAAACAATCTATCACAGATATGGTCAATAGCGCAAAGACTCCCGCATTAGCAAGACTTGCTCTTGCGCGTGGGGCGCAGAAAATCAATGAAACCGCAGGATCAGCAGTTAGTATTGCTGGAGCGGTATCTGTTAATCCAAACATACGGACTCAGTTCAGAAACGTAGGAATACGTGAGTTTCAGTTTCAGTTTAAGTTTATTCCTAAGAGTAAGAAAGAGGCTGACGAAATTAAAAATATTATTCATATCTTTAGGAAATCCGCATACCCTGAGATGATTGGTGGTGTGGGAGATGGTATAAGTGCGGGTTATAAGTATCCTATGGTATTCGATGTATCGAGTTGGTTTATGCCAGACATCGAGGGTGCGGCTCCAGTACGAGTCGGAACTAAATTACGCAATACCTTCATACGCAGTATCAGTGTAAATTATAATGCGGGTTCAATGGCATTCCATGAAGACGGAACTCCTGCTGAAATTGACTTGTCGTTTACAATGGTAGAGGACAGAACATTAAGTCGCGAAGATATTGAAGAAAGCACAGACGAAAGTGGAGATGGTGGTTACTAATGGCATACTTTAAATACTTCCCTAAAATATTCTATAGATTCGGCGATACCGCTGATCGCTCCATTGCGCAAAATCTTACTGCGTACGCTGATATTTTGGATAACGTTAAGGATGCTACCTCATTCTATACTGACTACTACATTGCTGATGGCGAACGTCCTGATCATGTAGCATATAAGTTGTACGGCGATGCTAATTTACACTGGACATTCTATTTCATGAACGATGAGATTCGCGAACGTGGATGGCCATTACCGTATGCTCAGGTACAAGCGAAAGTGGAGAAAGAACATCCTTACATTGTGTTAAACACGAGTGAGGATATTGTAAACAAGTTCTTGACCCACCAAACCATCCAAGGAGCGAACGGTACTGCTGAAGTTCTACATCGACATGTTCGGTTCGGGCAAGTTGTAGTGAAGATGGTATCGGGTTCCTTTTCTAACGGTGAACAATTAGATTCTACCAATAACGAAGGTGTTTTGGAAACATTGCTTGTGAACACAGTTGAACCCGAACACAAGTCCGCTCGTTTTTATACTGATATTGAAGGTAATATTATAGACATCGACCCATACCTCGGGCCCGGAGTTAATGATATAGAAGTGACTCACGAAGAGCACTATCACCAACAGAATGAATCATTAAAACAAATACGCGTACTTCGCAAAGGTAATATAAATTCTGTTGTGCGGGCCATTCAAGACTCTATGGGTAAGTTATGACAGCAATTAGTGAACTCGAACATAAAACACCTTTTGAATTTAAAAAAGTTCTCATCGAAAGTACTCATTTCACTTCACACAAAAAAGTGGATATCCGAAATGCGGTGACTGACCTTGACGTGTTCGAGCATTTAGATAAACCTTACCTCACCGGCACACTATCCTTCATTGATAGCGGAGATGTTATAACAAGTGGTTATTTACAGGGTGGTGAGAAAGTTCATGTAGAACTGATAGTGACTGATGATCTTGATGCTAAAGTTATCGCCAAAACGTTTTATATAACGCAAGTTTTGTTTTCGCAGAAAGGTCATGATACGGTAGAAAATGTTGTAGTTCATCTCATAGAAGATATCGCTTACGAGTCTAATATGATTAATGTTAACCGTCAGTATTCCGGAAAACCGTCTAAAATTATTGGGTCTATCAGTGACTTGATTAATAAGAAAGTATCTTCGACTGACACTGATAAACAAGAGATGCGGGTGATTGTACCTAACTTAACACCGATGGAATCAATCTCTTGGATAAAAAATAATTCTAGTACTAAGGAAGGATATCCTTTCTACCTATACTCTTCTCTTATCGGAGATGAGTTGATCTTCAGTGACCTCAAAACACTGATGGAACAAGATGTTATTAATCCGGACGTACCATTCGCCCATATACAAGCGAACATACCTCAAGGTAATGACAATGAGTCTAAAATCAGACGACGTACTATACTAGGGTATCAGTTCAAAAATACTGATAACTTATTTAAAATGATTTCCGAAGGTATCGTGGGTGGTGAATATAGTTTTCTGGATATAACTAAAAACGAAAGAGTCTCGGGTATATTTGATATTGATAAGGACTTTACACAGAAAATAAAAAATGACAAGCTCATATCTAATACTTCGGATGCGCTAGATTATTTCAGAAAATCGGAACTCAATACGAAAAAGAGTCGCAAGATTACTCAGATTGGTAGTACGGATGCGTATGAAGGGTTTAATTCACTATCACAAAGTGATGACTTTGCTAACTATAAACTAAGTGTTATTAATAAGAGCATGGATCATGTTTTGAAAAAGAGTCCTCTTACTATTAGTGTTAATTTCATTGAGTTTATGAAAGGGAGACGTAATAATAGTATAGGTAAAAAAATCAGACTCAGATTTCTTGCTAATATAAACACCGAAGATGGTAATGATACCACCTCAATTGATATGAAGAAGTCTGGTGACTTTCTCATCTTCGGGGTTAAACATGCGTTCCGAGCTGAAAATTATGTAGCGACACTCACTTGTGTGAAGTTGTCGGATGAAAAGGTGACCAATCAATGATACCGCAGAATTCAATAGATTTTTATGGCGACCAGACTAGATGGTTTATGGGTGAGGTTGTCAATGTAAAGGACGACCCAGAGAAATTGGGTAGAGTCAGGGTTAGGGTTTTCGGTGTATATGATGAAATTCCTGACGAAGACCTACCTTGGGCCCAGATAGTTGTACCTGTCACTACGGGTATCCACGAAGGTAAAGGGCAGAACCTAGGTATCCTAAAGGGTACACAAGTGTTCGGTATGTTCCTTGACGGGAAGAACTCTCAGTTGCCTATGGTGATTGGTACTGTACCCAAAACAGGGGATACGAACGAGAAGGCAAAGGAGAACTACCCTCTCAATAAGGTATACGAGACAGAGACCGGACATTATAAAGAGTATGATGATACGCCTGGCGCTGAACGTATCAAAGAAAAGCATAAAGGGGGTGCGTACTATGAAATGGATAAGGATGGTAATATCTCCATATATGTACCCGCAAATGGGGATAAACCAGTCTCTATAAATTTAACTGTGGGTGGAAGTCACGGTAAGGTTTCGGTGTCTGCTAATACAGTAAACATTAATGGTAGCGAATTTATAACACTAAACTCGGGCGGATAATGTCTAATGGCTGATTCAGAAGAGTTTCCGGTAGTAGATACACCGGTATTACAGATTAAACCACCTAATCCAATAGCGTCAGTATCTTCGGTCAGTAAAGGACAGTTAGATGTATTAAAAACCTTGAGCGTGTTAGCGGTAGATCAACTTTCCATATTAGAATTAGGAATTGAGATACCGTGCGAGGGTGGATTCCCTCCTACTCGTGCGGACATTGTCAAAGAGTTTAATAAGTTATCTAACATCCCAACGCAATTAAGACAAAATATAATCGACCTTAAAGATCAATTCGTCGACGAGGTTGATGCTGAAGCACAAGAGCTTATAGATCAATTACAAGATATTATTACCGAAGTAGAAACTACTATTGAACAGGTATCAGATTTACTTGCTCCGTATTGGGACAAAGAAGGGAAGATTCGAAATTGGGAAAAGGAGGCGGACGATGCCTTCAATGAATTGATTCAAGATTATCAATTATTCATCCCAGTCAAGATCGCGGAACTAATATCTAAACTGTTACCGGTTGACTTCAATTTGAATATAATGGGGATTGAAATAAACCTTTTAGAAATATTCACTGACGAAGAACAGGCCCGAATCAAACTACAGATTGAAGAAAGACTTGACGAACTATATCTATTAATTCCAGAACCTCTCCGGTCATGGGATGGTACGTACGGTGTAAAGTGCCGCGAGTGGAAAGCGAAAATCACTTGGCAATATATCAAGTCTGAAATGATGAATGCGGTTACCAATCTGGTGTGGGATCTGTTTAACAAACTCATCAAAAAATTTAAAGAGATTTGGGACGCATTAGGATTACCTTCACTCCCAGACCTATTGAACTTTGATATCAATGAATGGATAGATTCTACTATCAAACAGATAGAGGATGAAGTTAAAGATAAGATTGCCGAAGTCAATCAACAAATAGAACGAGTTGAAGGATTCTTCGAAGGCATGTCGGAACCCGACCTAGATGCTGAGAAGGCTAAACTTCAAGGTAAGGGTTATGCGATGATTGCTGACCAATTGAAAGAAATAGAAATTCTTGGTTTCAACGTATATGATGATATCATAGGCGGTGACATGGAAGGAAAAGTTAAATCCGCAGAGCAAGATATTGATAACTTCAAGAAAGGTGCTCGCGACTTTGCGCTTAACTGGCAATGGCATTTATTGAGTATATGGATAAAAAAGATTAAAAAATTCCTTGATGCCATCGGACTCGGTAAGTTGTTAGAACTATTAACGCTAAGTTTTTGTGATGTTTTGGAATTACTCGGCATTCCTACCAAGATTGAGATTGTTGCGCCTTAGCAAACTGTATAAATACTACAAAAAGAGTTGGAAGCCCATGTCAGTTAAAAAACTCACATCAATAGAAGATGGCAATCTTACCACTCGACCAATCACGAGTTCTATTCAAAAGAAAAACTCGGATATCGATTGTTCGTTTACGGTGAAACCATCTGGAGATATATACAAGAAGACGGAGGCCTCCTCTGTGGCTCAGTCTGTCAAGAATCTTTTGTTGTGTAACAGAGGGTCTAAACCTTTTGCTCCGTCATTTGGAGCGAACTTGGAAGGTATGTTATTTGAGTTAGGTGATGAGTTTGACGACGATAATATCAAATCGATGGTACGCAACGCTATTAATAATTACGAACCACGAGCGAAACTACAAAGGGTCGTTAGTAAATTTTCACCCGATTATAACTCTTTAGATTTAACAATCACCTTTCAGGTTATCAGTACATTAGAGCAGGTAAGTTTGAACGTGAATATTGCGAGGATACGCTAAATGCCTATATCAACGTCGGATCTCGATTTTGTAAACATTAAAAATAAACTGAAGACCTACTACAAGCAAAGTGGTGAGTTTACTGATTATGACTTTGAAGCGTCTGGACTATCTAGCATACTAGATGTTCTCGCTTATAACACTCATGTGAATGGTCTGATTGCTAATATGGCTATCAATGAGTCATTCATCACTACGGCACAACTTCGTACTTCGGTGGTTAACCATGCGGAACTTTTAGGGTATGTACCTAAATCTCGAACTGCGTCATCTGCTGAAGTTAAAATATCAGTAGTTATTCCCAACGGGCCTGATATTATATCCTTACCGAAAGGTACAGAATTATTTGCTCAGTATGATGATATACTATATTCATTTAAAACGCCCAGCGAATATACTTCTAGAAAGTCAGGTGACCAGTATATATTCCAGACGGCAGCAGGTAGTGAACTTATAACCGTTTATGAAGGTGAAATTAAAACTAAGAACTTCTTAGTAGGTAACGCTTCTGACGATAACGTATATGTTATTGAAGACGCAACGATTGATACAGACAGTATGGAAGTCCAAGTGTTTAGCGACTGGACTGGTGTAGATAGTTTAAATTACACTAATATTGACAAAGTATCTACTATTGATAGAAATTCTCACATCTTTATGTTGCGTGAGTCATCCAATGGGTTCTATGAGATTTATTTTGGTGGTGGTAGAATCCTAGGCAGTAGTCCTATTGCGGGTAACCGTATACAAATAAAGTACCGTTCCTCACGAGGGGCGGAACCTAATGGTGCGTCTGTATTCTCTACGGCACAAATTAGTTACTTGAGTAACTTTTACTCAGTTAATGTTACCACGATTACTCCAGCTAATGGAGGTTCTGCAAGAGAAACTACTTCGTCAATTAAGTTGAACGCACCTCGTGGGTTTACTTCACAGCAAAGATTGGTTACTGCGAATGACTATAGTACATTAATATCCCAGAAATTTTCACCTTTTATCAAGGATGTTTTCTGTTGGGGTGGTAACGATAACGAACCTCCACAGTACGGTAAGGTATTTGTAAGTCTTAATTTTATTGACGGTATCAGTGAGTTTGCTCAAGAAACTGTTAAGGGTAGTATTAAAGACAACTTAACTTCTAAGTTATCTATTATGTCTATCGACACTGAGTTTGTTGACCCAGAAACCACATACCTCGAATTGCGCACAGTTTTCCAAGTAGACCAGACCAAAAACATTTCTTCTGTCGAAACTCTTCAAGCATTGGTGAATGTCATCGTAGATGACTTTGTGTCAGCTAATTTAGAGAAGTTTAACTCTACATTTAGACGTTCTAACTTATTGACTGAAATTGATAAAATATCAGAGTACATAATCAACTCTAGAATGGATGTTAAATTACAGCAACGTATTCCAGTCTCCACAGAAATTGCGGCAATCGAATCCGCGACAGGTCAACTTGTTTCGGAAATAACCAGAAACTGGACATTAAACTTCCCAGTTATATTAGCTAACCCAGATAATGATGACTATATCATAACGTCTACTGGATTTAAGTGGCAGGGACAGAATGTTAGCATTAAAAACAAACTAGGTTCTACTCGACTACAGTTAGTTGATCTGAATAATATAGTTAAAATAGATAACATCGGTACGTATGACCCAGCTAAAGGTAAGGTATCCCTGATTGCGTTGTCAATCGATAAAGATTCTTATGTTGGCGGTTCTATTAAAGTAAGTGCTACACCTGCTAACCAGAGTACAGTAAAACCTTTACGTAACTATGTGATATCACTAGACAAATCATTATCAACTACAGAGGCTGTATTAGATGATGGTACAACTAGGGTCTCTCTATAATGGCACAAATTATTGGAAAGGAAATTTATCGACCGAGTTTCCACGCTCCCATAGTAAAGGGTGTACTTCCTGAATTCTATCAAAGCGAATATCCAAGATTAGTAGAATTTCTTGAGAAGTACTATGAGTATCAGGAAGAACAGGGATTAGCAACATTCAGTGAACAGATTTATGATTTGTTTAATGCTCGTGATATATCGCACGTTAACCTAATAGACCTAGATACTTTAATATCAGAGATAAGTGATGGGTTGACAAGAGAATCATTTCATCCACAGCAAGACGCTAGGTTGATGACTCGATTACTGGCAGACTTCTATCGCGCTAAAGGTACTGTGTTATCGGTGAATGAATTCTTTAAAGCATTCTTTGACGAGGATGTTGAGGTCGTGTACCCTAAGAATAACATATTCATTTTAAATGACAGACCGGGCAACTCTTTAATAGGGCCTAAGTCTCTGAAGTATATTCAGGACGATAGAAAATATCAGATATTCTCAATTCTTTTGAAAACAGGTATGTCATTAGACGATTATCAAAGTTTTTATAAGAAAATGGTACACCCCGCTGGATGGTACCTTTCTGCGGAAGTACAGACATTAAGTGAAGCACAAGTTTATTTGAAAGCGGGGGATACAACAGACCCACTAGAAATACCTAGTTATGCTATTGAAATACAGACAACACCCATAGACGTAGACCTACGACCCACATACTCTTTACTTGTTATGGAAGAGAATGACCCAGTAGATGCGAGAACTCAAGCACAGAAAGACGCCGGAGAAGGTATACTTATAAGTTCTTTAGAAACTCTAGAGAAATATGACGGTATAACTCTTCAACAGATTGTAGACGACTTCAACGATAGTGTCGCAGAGTGGGTTGGTGTTAAACCACCTACACTAGACGATGGTGGATTGGATGCGTCACAGACCTACGAAACTATGGATGCGGGTGAAGGCGGTGGATAATAAAAAAGGAAATAGAGCACAATGACTCGGCAAATTATTAATACAGGCACCTCGGTTAATGACGGGAAAGGTGATACTCTAAGAGACGCCTCTGCTAAAATCAATGCGAACTTTCAAGAGATGTTCTCGCTTGTTGATATGAGCGCAGCGGGTACTATTACCCCAGAATTTATTTCTAATTACATTGATAGTTCAGTTGGCACTTACCTAAATGGATTGAATGTTCAAACTGTTCTTGACAACCAGAACAATATTAGTTTTCTGGATTCACGCGTCACGCAACATGATACTATTCTCACGACATTAAACTCAAATACCATCAATTTACAGTATGAGATTGATTTAATTAACTACACTATCGAGAACACTCAGATTGGTGATACGGGGCCACAGGGCCCTCAAGGTGGTCAGGGGGAAATTGGTTCTCAGGGTGCTCAAGGAATCATCGGGCCGCAGGGCCCTATTGGTGTCCAAGGTGTCCAAGGGGCAATTGGTACCCAAGGTTCTCAGGGTAATGTCGGAGAGATTGGGCCTCAGGGTGTTCGTGGTATCACTGGTGTCCAAGGTATCCAAGGTAATGTCGGTGAACGCGGTAACCAAGGAGAACAAGGCCCTCAAGGTGACCAAGGTATCCAAGGTAACGTCGGAGAAATTGGAGCACAGGGTGAACAAGGTGCTCAGGGTGCTCAGGGACTTCAGGGTAATGTTGGAGAGATTGGAGCACAGGGTGCTCAGGGTGCTCAAGGTTCTCAAGGACTACAAGGTAATGTAGGCCCTATCGGTGTCCAAGGTGTCCAAGGGGCAATTGGTGCTACAGGTCTTCAGGGTAACGTTGGAGAGATTGGTGCTCAAGGCGCTCAAGGTAGTACTGGAGTTCAGGGCATCCAAGGTAATGTTGGTGAAATTGGAGCACAAGGTGCGCAGGGTAATCAAGGTGACCAAGGTATTCAAGGTAATGTTGGTGAAGTCGGAGCACAGGGCGCAGTTGGTGCGCAGGGTTCTCAAGGACTACAAGGTAATGTAGGCCCTATCGGTGTCCAAGGTATTCAGGGTTCAGTTGGTGAACAAGGACTTCAAGGTAATGTCGGAGAAATAGGCCCACAAGGAATTCAAGGTGTTCAGGGTTCTGTCGGTATCCAAGGTAATGTTGGTGAAGCTGGAGCACAGGGTGCTGCTGGTGCTCAAGGTTCTATCGGTATTCAGGGTAACGTTGGTGAAGTTGGAGCACAGGGTGCTGTAGGTGTTCAGGGTTCTGCTGGTATTCAAGGTAACGTTGGTGAGCAAGGCGCGCAGGGTGCTATTGGTGCCCAAGGTTCTGTCGGTATCCAAGGTAATGTTGGTGACAAAGGTGCTCAAGGCGCTGTAGGTTCTCAGGGTTCTGCTGGTATCCAAGGTAACGTTGGTGAGCAAGGTGCTCAAGGTGCTATTGGTGCTCAAGGTTCTGTCGGTATTCAAGGTAATGTCGGAGACGTTGGTGTTCAAGGTGCTGCTGGTGCTCAAGGTTCTATCGGTATTCAAGGTAATGTCGGAGACGTTGGTGCTCAAGGTTCTAAGGGCCCACAAGGAGATCAAGGTCTTCAGGGTGCCGTTGGTGACGTTGGTGCTCAAGGTGAGGTTGGTTCCCAAGGTAGCGCAGGCCCTCAAGGAGCGGAAGGCCCGATTGGTACTCAAGGTGACGCAGGGCCACAGGGCCCCGCAGGTACAACTCCTGGCCCACAAGGCCCGATAGGAAATACCGGTGAACCCGGCCCACAAGGGCCCGCAGGTACAACTCCTGGCCCACAAGGGCCAACGGGTACTACTGGTGAAGCAGGGCCGCAAGGTGCTGTTGGTGCTCAGGGTGCTGTTGGTGCTCAGGGTTCTCAAGGTGATATTGGCCCTCAAGGCGATACCGGTGCTCAAGGTAGTGTCGGATCACAGGGTGCGGTTGGTTCTCAAGGTGCTCGAGGTTTTACTGGTGCACAGGGTAATGCGGGTTCTCAAGGTTCTCAGGGTGAACAAGGTGCTCAGGGTATTATTGGTGCTCAAGGTAACGCAGGAGCACAGGGTACTACTGGTGCTACAGGTTCTCAGGGTATTGTTGGAGCACAAGGTAATGCGGGTGCGCAGGGTGCTATTGGTGCCCAAGGTATCCAAGGTATTGTTGGAGCACAAGGTAACGCAGGAACACAAGGTGCTCAAGGCGAACAAGGT